GCTGCGTTGGGCGGTGGGATGCGGCCAGGGGAACAGGGCTTTGCGGATCTGCCGGGCAGGCTCCTGAACGGCCTTCAAACCTGCCACGCCGCGCTTTCCGGCCACGGTGATCGCAATCACCACGCCGATCGTGGCGGTCATCCACTGGCGCAGCGGACCGGAGCCCTCAGCCACCTCGAAGGGCGTGGCGCCCAGAAGCACCACGAAGGCGCAGGGCGAGGCGATCGCCGCGCCGGCCGAGGCCAGGTCGGCGGCGGCCCCGATCTCGCGGAAGCCAACGGTCTGCGCCTTCAGGCGATTGATGATGGGCTCGATGTCGAGAAGGTCCATCAGCGTGGCCCCGTCTGCAGCGGCCCGCCGAGCGGGCCCGCCACATAAGCCAGCAACGTGCCGGCGGCGTTCTCCAGGTCGGCCTGGTTCATGCCGAGGTACGGACGCGCCGGGATCTCGACCTTGCTGGCGATCACCCAGCGACCGTTCAGCTGGAAGCGCAGCGCGCCGCCGGCGGTCACCGGCCGGACGGTGGCGCCGAACTGGTGAACCCGGGCGTAGATGAGGTTCGAACCCCACTCGACCGAATTGCCCGTGGGTGGCCGATCCTGGATGGAGCGCATCAGGATGCCCGCGCCGATCAGCGTCTTGCCGCTGGTCTTCAGGCCCTTTTTCCACACCTGGCCATCGGGCCCACGTCCGGCGAGGAAGCGGCGGCGCGTCTGATCGACGTTGTGGCGGGCGATGGTGCGGAGCGGCGGGCGCATGTCTCCGGCGCGCTCCTTGATGCCCAGCATGGCCTCGGTCGAGACAGTGGTGTCGAGCTTGTACTTGTAGGCGACGGCCATGGGTCACAGACCCCGGCTGAAAATGCGGTTGCCTGGCTCGGTGGCGGCCGACAGCGGCGGCTGCTGAGCCTGGCTCGGCGCGGCCGCGCCGCCGTCCAGGGTCGCCTTGCCCTCGGCCACGCGGACCAGGAACTTGACCGCGTCGTCATAGCGCTTGCGCACGTCCTCGGGCGCGGTGGCGCCATGGAGCTTGTAGCGGGCGATATCGCAGGCCAGGCGCTTGAGGTTGAGCGGCGGGTTGAGCGGGTCGATCACGACCGCCCCGCCGATCAGGCTGATGATCTCGGCGTCGGCGTCCTGAAGATGCGCCTCCGCCACGCCTTCGCTCACCAGGCCCACGCCTTCGCGATCGGTGAGCTGCAGCAGCTCAACGGTCCCGAAGCGAGCTTCCAGATCGGCGGTGGTGGCGAAGGTCATGATGGTGGCGCTGTCGTTCAGGCGGGTTGCGAGATGTGCGGATCCGCGGCCAACCGCTCGGCGACCTCGGGCGTCACCAGGTGGGTCGCGAAGGTGTCGGTCCAGTCGATGCCGCGACGACGGAAGGGCCGGCCATCGGCTGACCGCCCGATGAAGGCGATCAAGCCTTCAGGCGGCGGCGCGAGCAGGCGTTCGTACTCGACCTTCAGGGCGACGCTGCGGGCGGTCAGATCGACCATCAGGGCGAGCAGCTTCTCCCGCACGTCCTCGGCCAGACCGTTCCACGCCTCGGTGCTGAGGCCCGACGCGTTGAACGCGCCGGTGACAATCACGCCGAGCTGGACTTCCTGGCCGTGGCCGACATCGACCATGGCCGGCAGGAACGAGGAGCCGAGCAGAGTGTCGTCGGCAAGGCTGCCACCCACCAGGTGGTCGAGGCCATGGCCGTCGCCCAGCGCGTCAGTCTCGGTGACCCCGCCGGCGGATTGCGCCGCCGGCGGGGTGGCGATGGGATCGCCCTGGCCGCCTTCGCTCTGGGTATCGCTCGACGTGGCAAACTCACGCGCCACGTCGCCGGCCGCCGGGTTGTGCGTCTCGGCGGCAGTTGTGGCCCCTGCGGTCGTGACCGCGTCCGCCGGCGCTGGAGCGCCGGTGGGGCCTTCGGAATCCTTGGCGGCGGCCGAAGCCGCCGCCGCTTGAGTGGGTTTGCGGGCCATCAGGGTCAGGCCAGCTCAGGGACCACGAGCAGCTCGGCGGTGCCGCGCCACACGTTGGTTGTGTTGCTGACCGTCTCGGCGTTCAGCAACGTGCGGGCGGCGCCTTCGAGCGAAGGCGGCACAACCAGCAGGGTCGGACGGACGCCAAGCGGCTTGCCCTCGTCATCCTTCAGGCTGCCCATCGTCGCCCGTGCCGCGGCATAGTTCGTGGCGTCGAGCGTCGCCTTCGAACGGTGGGCCATCTGCCAGAAGCCGAAGCCCCCCTCGCAGCGGCCGGTCGTGCCGTAGATGAACTCGTTGCGCATGAAGACATTCGGGTCGCGCGGGTCATCCAGGCCGACCAGGTCGAATTTCTCGCGATCCTGGAAGATCAGCGGCTTCAGCGAACGGCTGGTGTCCAGCAGGTACCAGGGAGCGCCGGCGCCATCGGTGATGTTCACGCCGAGGCCTGCGCCCATGGGGTGTTCATCGTCGAAGAACGGCATGCCGTCGTAGCACTTGGCGACGTGGCCATTGGCCAGCAGCGCAAAGATCAGGGAGTCCGGGAACGCCCGGACCGCACGACCCTGCTCCTCGAACATCGGCGCATAGATGCCGACCTGGTCGTCGCGGATGTCATCGGCGTTGACCTTCACCGTGCCTTCAAAGCGCCGGTTGGTGACCGCGTACGTCGAGCCGGCGAGTTGCTTGATCTGGCGATCGCCGATCCATTCGCGGAGCGCCGGCCAGGCGCCCAGCCAGCTGTAGGTCTCCGTGCGAGCGCTGGACGGAATGACCGTCGCGACCCGCGCGTAGTTGGGCTCGGTGCCGGCGAAGCCGGAATTGAAGCTGGTCTTGAACCCTGTGAACAGGTCCGCGAGCAGCTGCGGGGTGATAACTTGGGGCATGGTGCCAGGGGCTCCTAGATCGTGACCCAAACGCCGTCGGTATCCACGGCAAAGACCTTGCCGGCGACGGATTTGGAGGTGGCGAGCGAGCCCACGGTCTGATCGTCTTCGACGTAGCAATCAGAGGCGATGTGAGCGGCGGTGACGGTGTTCGAGCCGTGGTTCTTGAACTTGAAGGTGCCGCGGCGAACCGCGACCTTCACGTCCCCATCCCCGGCGCCGCCCTTGGCGTAGCGGTCGAAGACCCCGACCGTGCGCAGCGAGGCGGCGGAGACGCCGGGCTTCACGACGGCGGCGTCCATGACGGCAAGCGCGCCCTGGAAGCACTCGACGGTCGCCTTGACCGGCAGCTCGCGGATGCGGCCGTCGATCTCCTCGACGCGGCGGTTAGCAGCGAGAGCAGCCATCTACGCGGCCTCCTTCAGGGTCTTGGCGTAGACGGCCTCATCCAGGCCGAGCTGGCGGCAGACCGCCTTCTGCTCGGCAGTGAGGGCGTCGATGTCGCCATCCGGCTTCTTGTCGAGGGGCTTGCCGCCAAGGGCGGGCATGTCCTTCACGGCGCCAGCGAAGGCGTCCGGGGCCTCCCGGGCGATCGACAGCCAGTGGTCGCGGGAGACCGGCGCGATCTTGCCGGCCGCGATCGCCGCATCGACCGCAGTGGACGCAGCGGTTTCCGCATCGGCGGTTTCGCGGGCGACGAGCGACTGCTCGGCCGTGGTGGCGCGCGCCAGGGCCGACTGGAGGTCGGCGACAGGCACGTATTTGGTCGGATCGCGCGTCTCCCGGGCGAGCGCGACCTGTTCGGTCGCGGCCTGGACGATCGCGTCGTCCGACGCGGCGGCGGCCAGCCCGAAGGCGGCCGCAAGCCGTGCGGCGAGGGTCATGTCTTGATGTTCCTGTTCTGGGTGATCCGCGCCGCCGCTGCGCGCGAGAGCGGGCAGATCCAAAGCGGGTTGGTTGGTGAGGGCGAGCGAAGTCACCCGTGTGATCTGGCCGGCCTTGGTGTGGCGGAAGGCCGGACTGACGTAGCGGTAGCTTTTGGAGGTCACGAGCAGAGCGCCGTGAGCGTTCCAATCGACCCGCGCCCAGGTGGCGCCGTCGCGGATCTCCAGTTCCTTGATCCAGCCCTGGGCCGGCGCGTCCTCGCCCTTCGGCGCCCTGATTTCCTGGGCGTGCTCGATATCGACCGGCAGGTCCGCCCTGTGCGCAGCGAGCGCCGCGATCAGGACGGAAGGGTCAGCTAGAGTGAAGGTGCGATGGTCACGGGTGCGGATCGTCGGGCCGGCCGGGAAGATCTGCACCCATTCCGGCGCGACCTCGCCGCCCTCGGCGGAACGGGCGAGCGCCAGCTCGAACCCCTCGCCGGTGGCGCGGTCGGCCGTATCCGCCTCGGCGCAGACGCTCAAGAACGTCTGCGCCGTTTCGGCGGTTACATGGCGGCCCCCGTGCTGGGCGATGTCTGCGATGGACAAGGTCTTCATGGTGAGGCCAGTATCGGGGGAGCCGATCAGCCTTTCGCGGCGGACAACTGTCCGCACATCCGCCGATCAGAGCTCCGGCCGCAGGCCCACCCAACCCCACGATCTCAAAGGCGCTTCGAACGCCGTCAAACGGGTCAGGACGCCCGGCAGGGGTCTATCGGCTATCAGCGTAGCCCCACGGGGCCTCAGCGGCCTCCTGGCGCGGCTTATCGGGATGTCGGTTCGAAGCGCTCGATCCGCCAGGAATCGCCGTCGCGACGGAGTTTCACCCGCCAGGCCAAGCTGCCATTCCCCACTTCGCCGGGACCAGGGGCATACACAAACTCGACGCCAGCCGCGCCGAGGTCCGTCATCTCGCCCAGCTGGAGCACGGCTTGAACGCCGGCCCAGTCCTCCGCCGGCAGGCCCGCCTCGGCGAGCGCCTGGGCTCCCACCCGGATGGCCGGACGCATGCCGGCGTCCAGACCGCGCAGCGCCGGCGGCGCCACGGCGATCGGCCAGGCTTCGGCGGCGGTCGCAAGCCCGGCGGCCGCATCCTCCACCAGGTCGCGGAACTGAGGCAGGTTGGCGAGGTCGGCGGCGGCCGCGCGCGCAAGATCAGGGTGCAGCGTGTCCAGTCGGCCCGCCACCAGGTCGGCCAGGTTGGCGCGCCTGGCCATGCCGGCGTTGTAGGCGAACCCGGGTCCGACGTTCTTCGGCACGGGCACGGATCGCCCTGTCTCGGCGTGGGTCCAGATCGGCCAGTCGGCCGGATCCTGGGTGATGCCGCGTCGGGCCAGCTCGGCGTCGCTGGTGATCTGCACAGCGCCGCTGACCAGCGCGGCCGCGGCGACCTGCAGGGCGAGGCAGCGGCAGAACCAATCGTTGGGCGGGAAGTAGATCGACCAAAACCAATGATCGACCGGCAGCACGATGCCGAACAGGATCCGATGGCTGGCCCGGGTGACCTCGTCGTCAACGCCGGCGTATTCCAGCGCCGGGAAATCGGCCTTGGTGTCCTGGATCGCCGCCCAGTCAGAAGCGGCATAGGCTTGCTTCACGTTGGTGTCGTAGATCACCCGCATCCGCGCCGGCCGGGTCAGGTTGACCTCGCGCGGACCATCCTCGAATTCGGTCACCAGCTGCGGACCATGGAAGCCCAGGGCGGCCATCCGCTGGACGAAGGCGGCCTGGAACTGGCCCAGTGACTGGCCATCGCGCACGGCGCCCACCACCAGCTCCTGCGCCGCGGCCAACACATCCATGCGGTAGACGCCAGCCAGCGTGAAGCCGAACGCATGTTCGTCTTCCCACATCGACGGCCAGCGCCAGGACTGCTGGACGCCCTTGGCGGCGAGGAAGCCGGTCGCGCGGTTGTCAGGGCCTGGACCGAAGTCCCAGCGATCGTCCGCCACCTCAGTCCTCGCGCGCGATGGCGGCGGCGGCGAACATGGCGCTGGCCAGCCCGCGCGCCGCGGCCGGCGCGGCCAGGTCGCCGGCAAGGCGCTCAAGCCCAGCCTGGATTTCCTCGAACGAAGTGGCGTCGCGGACCAGGTTCATCACCATGGTCACCTCGGAACCGAAGTCGCGCGCCCAACCGCCGGAGCTGGCGGCCACGAGCTCATCCAGGGCGGCCTGGTCATCTTGCCGGCGCGCCAGATCGGCCCCTGCCCGGGCAAGCGCGGTCCGCCGGCGCTCAGGGGGCGGCGGCTCCGCGGGCGCCGGAGCGGCCGGAGCGGGCGACGCCGGCGGCGTCAGCACCTCGGCGTCCGCCGCCGGCTCTGACAGCTTCAGCTTCTTGCGGATCTCGGCCTGATCGACCTTCAGGCCGAGCGGGACCAGGCGTTGCAGGGCCTCGCCCAGAACCTGGATGTCCTCTGGCTCCTCGACAACCAGTTCGAGCGACGGCACCGGGGCCTCGGCGCCCCAGTTGAACCGGACGAACGGCGTCAGGATGTCCCGGGTGACCGTGGCGCCCAGCGCCCGGGCGTCGGCCTTCAGCAGATCGGTGCGGACTTCGTTCAGCACGGTCGCCTGGGCGTAGCCGCCGCCTGACTGCATGTCGGTCGTGCCGGTCTGGCCCAGCACCGCCTTGGAGACCTGGTTGTCGATCCAGGACACCAGCGTGTGGAAGAGCTCGGGCCCGCCAGCGCCGGTAGCGGAGGGGAAGTCGATGGTCATCGCGGCGGGGATCACCGCGGCGGCGTCCGAGCCCAGGCCAAAGACCGCGCGCTTCAGAACCTCAACGTCCTCGGGCCGGGCGGCCGCGTCGTATTTGCCCAGGCGCAGGGGAATGCCGAAGATCTCCGCGAAGGCCAGCCAGTCCTTCAGTCCATAGAGCTTGCAGACGAAGCTGAAGGCGACCAGGCGCGCCAGCCCGCCGCGCGCCGGCAGCCCGGACTTGCGGCCGAACAGATGGACCGCGAACTTTGCCGCCGGCAGGGGCTCGCCGTCGGGGTGGCCCGGCGACTTCAGGCGCAGTTCAAGGCCCGTTTCACGGTCGAATTTAAACCAGCGGGGATCGCGCCACACATACTGCGCCGGCCGCCACTGGTTGGCCGAGGTGTTCCACAGCGTCTCTGTGACCGCGAAGGGCTTGCCCAGGGCGTCGAGCAGGCTCTCCAGCAGATCGTCAAAGCACGACTCCTGGATCAGCTCCTGACAGGCCTCTTGGATCTCGGCGGCGCGAGGATCCTCCTCCTTGCCCCGCGCCCAGGTGATCCGCTTCTCAAGGCCCAGCGCCGCCAGCTTCCGGGTCGCCAGCACCGCGCCATAGTGCGGGTCGCGTTCCTCCATCTCCTCGGCCAGGGTCAGCAGCGCGTCCATGTCGCCCTGATTGGCCTGGCGCAGGATCGATTCCAGTCGGTCCGGCGTCAGGCCGGCGATCGCCGTCTCGGCGGACCAGGCCTGGCGCACGCCGGTCAGCCCGGCCTTGGCGACCTCTTGCGACAGCGCCTGCTTGGTGACCGTGATCGGTCGGCCGAGGTGATCGAGCAGCTGGGGCATGTCAGTACCTGAAGCCGCGGAAGCCGGACTGGCCGCCGCCGTTGGTGTTCTCCCAGCGCCGGCGCGCCAGCGCGCTCTCGCCGCTCATGTCGCGGCCCTGGACGGGGTGATAGGCGTAGGGCTGATAGGGTTCGCTGGCCGCGTTGCAGCATAGCGCCGCCGCCCAGAACCGGTCGCCGTGGCCGTCGCTCTGGCCGTCATGCACCAGGCGGACGTTGCCCGTGTTCGTGATGGCCTTGGTGATCGAGTGCAGATCCTCGCGCAGTTCGCGGTCGCCCTGCGGGATGCGCATCCGGCGATCCTCCATCCGATCCTTCAGGAGGCTGGCCATGGTGAAGCGGTTGGCCGGCGTGAACATCACGCCTTCGATCCGGCTCACGCCGTGCTTCAGCTGGACCTGCTCGACGAAGGCTTCGCCCATGCCCGTCTGGTCGATCGACACGCGCACCGGGTTGTCGCGGGCGATGATCCGGTCGAGCTCGGCGTGCTGCGCCCAGAATGGCGCGCGGCGCATGGAGATGATCTCGCGCGGATACAAAACATCGCCGAGAAGCTC